TCACAGCTCTTGGATTAGATGCTCCAGCATCCCAAGTAAATGTTTTACCATTAAATATAGTTGCAACTAATACTTCACCAAAGTTATCAAGACTCCAGTTTCCTGGTGCCAGAACCACATTACTTGTTGATCGTTCAGTGCCCCAAGTGGAATCACCCCATAAATAAGTTCCCCATCCATAACCCACAGTTTGAGTAGTAGGTCCTATTTCAATATATGGATTAATAGTTGCAGCGCCGGCTGCAGTTGTATCTGCAGAAGCATTAGTTCTCATTACAATATTAAAACTATTTGCATCATTAACTTGTACTATTTCAAATGCTCCTGTTTCAAAATCTGCATCTACATAACCTGATCCTGGAGGAGCAGTTACACTAGTAAAAGTAATATATCTTCCAACAGCTAAATTGTGAGATGTTTTGTTTACTGTAACAGATGTAGAAGCATTATTTGTATCAAAAGTTGCTCCAGTGATAGCAGTATCTAAAGGAGTAATGTCATAAAATCCTTCTCCATAATATAAAAATAAACCCTGTGATGTTCCTATAGCTGTATATTTTTCTCCAGCAAAAGAACTAAAAGCAAGTTGTCTTCTAGCAGCACCTGGTAAAGTATCATTAGCAACGGTAAGTTGTTGCCAACCACCTATTTTTTCCGGTAAACCATATCTAAATCTTACAAAGTCTCCGTCTACCCATTCACTTTCAGCACCTGATTCAGTAGCTTGTTTATTAAATCCTGGTTTAAAATTGAGTTTCTGTAACATAACCTAGTATTATATAGGGTTTTTATTATTTTGGTAGGGAAAAATGTCTAGAATCTAAAGGATTCTGTAACAGGGTATTTAAGCATTTTACCGTTGTTAGTTATAGAAAATATTACGTTTACAAAAATAAGTCTATCTTCCTCTTCTTTATCCCCTGTAAATACATGGGCTGCATGATATAAGGAGGAATCAAATAAAGTACATCTATTATAAAGGCCTTTAACATTTATTGTTTCTTCAAAAAAATCATTATTAAATTTTTTAGCTTTTTCTATTTCTGCCATTTCTTTTTTGTTCCTATTAGGATTTTCAAAATAATGATATTTTAATTCTTGCTTATCTAAGATTCTCATAGGACTTTTACGTTTATAAAAACTCAATCCAGTATCAGTGTTTTTTGAAAGATAAATAACACAAGTAAGTTCACTTGGTACGTCATGATGTATCCACCCATCATGTTTTAAATTAACAGGTATTTTTTGAAAACGCGCTTCTGCTTGATAAGATAACTCTTCTTGTGGATAGTGTAGTTTTAAAGACTTACTTGTAATCCAATTAAAGAACTCTTGATCTATATTATGAAGTGCATCTGTTCTTGATCCTGGTAGTATATCTAGGTCTTCATATTTTAAAGACTTAGCATACTTAACAATATAATCAGGATCTTCAAAAAAATTATCTACTATGGTAACTGGAAATAACATACTTATATCTTATCTTTCAAAAGAATTATATTCCATTCTAATTTAGAAATTAAATCTTTTAATTGTAAATCTTTTTTTTTATTTTTTTCTATGTATTTATTCAATTCTTCTACATCTAATATAACCCATTTATCTTTAAATTCAAAAACCATTTTTTCTGCTTTAGTGTTTATATTACCTGTTTTATATGCTTTATCTTTAGATACTTTTGTTAAACCTCCCACATCAAATTTATAAAATGCATTTTGTCCAGTTATAATACCTGCTATATTCCAAGATGTTTTTTGTTTTGGATATTCTACAGCTGTCAAATGTTTTGAAAATTTTTTAATAATATCTACCATTTTTTAATTGGACATTTAAATTCTTTAAATTTAGTTTTTATTTTCATAAAACAAAAACATATCTTACATTGTTTTGTAAACGAAACAAAGTGTTCACATTGTTTACAAATTTTATATCTTGTTGCTGGATCTGATATTCTCATAATGGAAAAAAACTTAAATTAATATCATTACCATCTTTTTTTTTAATTTTATTAAAAGTTTTTAAATCTATTACATCAAACGCAATAGTTATTCTTTTCTTTTTAAAACCATTTAAAACTACAACTTTATGTTTTTTGTTACTTTCACCAATATATATTTGACCTATTTTATTATCTATCTCAAAATTTTCAAAAACAGTTTTTGTTTTTTCAGGATTTATAGAAATATATCCATGAGCGATAGAATTAAAGTGTGAGTGCCAATTTAATACTTCATCTTCTTCATGTATGTTTATCCAACTTTGAAACCACAAAGGTTCTTTAGTTTTACAATAATCATGTATGATATTTTTTAATTCTATAAATAGTTTATAAAAAATAATTGACCCTGCTGTTAGAGCAAATGTGTTATACTTTTTATAGCTCCAAGTAGTAGAGTTTTCTGTAGGAAACATTATTTTATGTCGTTCTTTTCCTTCTAAACACTCTTTGTAAAAAAATTCAGCGTTTTCTTTTATAAATTTAGATTGATGAATAAAATAATTATTTTTTATTTTTGAGTTCATAAATTTTAGTAAAGTAATCGGGTAAACCCAAATGTGGTCTTCCGTCGTATAAATTATCTTTAGCTCCCGGTGTTTTACTATTATTATAATGTAAAAAAACTTGAGCACACGTATTACCTTTAAATTTGTTTCTCCAATGCTCTAAAATATTACCTCTATAAATTAACATATCACCAGGATTTAATATAATTTTTATACCTTTTGATTTACTAGGTATATACTTACCATTTTTCCAAAAACCTTTTTTCTTATCTGGTTCTAGATATATTGGCCAAACATCTCCACCAAGATTCATAGTAGTTGATATCTCACAACTAAATCTATCTTTGTGTCTTTTTAAAATATTGCCTTTTAAATACAATCTTGTGTAAGAACAATTTGGATATAATTTTAATCCTGTATGTGCTTCCGCTAATGGATGTATTCCAGCTAATAAAGTTTCCATTGCAACATCACCATATATTCCATATGCACCTGGAACTTGTGGGTCATCAAATATTCCATGCATATTTTCATAAGGTGAAATATACTTTTTTTCAAATAAAGTTTTAGCTACGTTTCTTTTAATAGACAAATAACTATATAAAAATAAAGCTAGTTTTTTATCTATGACATTTTTTACTACTTTATAATTATTTTTTTTAAACATATGGATTTCCTACAACCCAAATGACTAATGAGTTTCTTTCTCCTCTAGTGACAGGGGTTACTCTGTGGTGCATAAAAGATGGAAAAACTACTATTGAACCTTGTGGTCTTATTTCTTTGCATTTATGAATGACACCTTTTCCTTTTAAATCAAAAGCTCTAAATTCAAAATCACCACCTGAGTATTCTTTTGGATCATTTAATGACACTGTCATAGATAGTTTTCTTATTTTACCATTTAAGTTTTTATCTTTTGGTGTTTTATAAGGTTCGGGATTGGCATCAAAATGCCAATTATAATACTGTCCTTTTTTATAAATTGTAAATTGAGCAGACTCAGCAACGTCTGTTTGAAAATTCCAGCCTGCATTTTTATTTGCTATGTCAAGATAAGGTAATACTGTTTTATACACCCAATTTTCTTTTAACCAAACAACATTAGAATCTCTTTTAGCAAGATTTGGTTTTAATTTATTATTCATGCCTACTTTACCTTTTTTTTGTTTTTTTTCTTTTGCGAACTTAATTATATTTTCACAAACTTCTTTTGGTAAAATTGACTGAAACTGCCAATAATTATATTTAAGAATCATCCTTATACAATTCTAGCTTTATAACAAAGAGTAGTTCTTACATCTTTAAAATTGTTGTTTAAAAAATAATATTTTAATCCTGAATTAAATATAATTATTTTTCTAGGTTCCATGTCTAAAGTAATAAACTTTTCTTTGTAGATATTTTCAGGATACTCTATTACAATTTCTCCTTCTCCATTTACACAATATAAAACTGTTAAGTCAGGTGAATTAAAAATATCAAAAGTATTTACATTATGTCTACTAAAACTAGATTGACCAAGTCCCTCTACATTTGCAGACACTCCTTCATATCGTAACTGCATTTTATTATTTTTTACATAGATTTGATCTACTACGTAGTCAAAAATCCAGTTGTATTCTTTTCTAAATTTTAAATTTAGATCTCCATATCTGTTTTTATCTAATGGTTCAAAAGAAGAAGTTGCTAAATCGTTTAAAATAAAACTATTTAATTCACTATTTTTTACGTGTGATTCTTCAGGAAGATAATCCTCAATAATAAATAGTTCTGATAATGTTTGTTTATTCATAAGTATTCCTTTATATTTTCTTTATAGAAAGGAAAATACTATATTTTATATGGTTTGCCAAGAACTATTATCGGGGTCCCAATAATATTTTTGAGTTTCAGGTGTAACAATTTCACCTGCGGGATATCCTTCCCACCTAGTATTAGATTCATTCCATTCAATAGTGTAATAAATACCTTCTTGTAAAAATGGTTTTACAACAGGTGGATCCCATTTTGCAGCAGAAACATTTAATGTCCAACTTGGGTAAGGTTGTGGTTCTACAAAAATATCATTAACTTCATCATATATCATTCCTTTTACAGCATAGTTTCCTCTAAAAGGAGTTCCGCCTAATCTATGCTCGCCCTGATATGTATTGTATGAAGTTTTTTTCCATAAATCTTTGTTCCAACCATGTATTTTTTCTAAAAATTCTTGTCCTATAGATTCTACTTCTACACCTGCACTATCAGATGTATCGTTGTCACTCACAACACTAATTGAGATTACTTCATTATCATTATTTAATTTTGCAAAATGAGCCATATTATGAAAATTGATACCTTAAAATTACGACGCCAGATCCGCCACCACCGCCACCACCAGATGGTGAATTTGAGCCGCCTCCGCCGCCACCAGTATTAGCTGTTCCGCTGCTGCCACCGCCGTTGCCACCGCCTCCTGGGCCACCGCTGCCTGAACTTCTACCAAATCCTTGAAAGCCTGCTCCGCCGCCGCCTCCGCCACCTCTAGTGACAGATGATCCTGTGATTGCTGATGCTTCTCCGTCGCCACCAGGTCCACCATTGGCATTCCCTGGACTTCCAGAACCATTTGATCCTGGGTCAGCAGCACCGCCACCACCTCCTGGACAAGCAGCATTTGGAACACACGCTCCAGATCCACCAGGTGTACCTTGCGCTGGGCTTACTGGAGGAGTATTACCCGCTGCACCACTAGCTGATCCACAGGCTGCTCCACCGGATCCAGATCCACCCGCGTTAGTACCAGGGAAACCACCAGCTCCGCCAGCAGTTGATGTTATACTTGAAAAAACTGAATTAGAACCTCCGCCACCTACAGTGACTGGATAACTTGCAGCTGTTAAAGTAAGACCTGTGCCTACTGATAAAGGTGTTGGGGTATATGTTTCTGAAGAAAGTCTTAGTCCTCCGGCTCCTCCTCCAGATGCAGAAAAATTACCATCTGCACTACCACCAGATCCACCACCGGCTACAACAAGATAATCTACTTGTCCTTCACCACTAGTAATTTCGAAAGTGCCGTCAGATGTAAAAGTATGAACTTTATAAGCACCATCTTCAGTAATTGTTCCTCCAGTAGCTTCAATAAAAGAAGCTCCTCCTGAAGTAAATCCAAATCCTTTTGAGCTTGCGGCTCCTCTTGTACCTAATAGTGGCATAATCTTTCTCCTCCTAATTTATTACGCAAACTGAGATAATGAAGCTAACGCTGTAAACGTAGCTGAACCAGTTTTTATAATTGTATATGTGTAAACATCTATTGAACTTGCATTACCAGCATCTGGTGCTGCTCCACCTTGCCATTCTGGTGTAACACTTGAGCCATCAATTTGTACAGCTGAATTGTAATAAGCTGATCCACCTTGTGGCACTAGGTGTGCAATAGTGATTGATTCACCTGTGTCCATAATTGAATCTAAAGAATTTGATCCATCACCTCTAATGTTTAAAGTCCAGTTTCCTGAAGCATTAGAAGTATAATTTAAAACTGCTTGAGTAAGTACATCATAGTTAACTGTTCCTGTAGCAGCTGTTGCTGAATTTGTACATTTTTCTGCAACACTTTGAATTTTACCTTGACCATTGAAAGTTGCTCTACCAACTCCTTTTGGAGTAAGATTTAAATCAATGTTACTGTCGCCACCAGTTGCAGATATTTCAGGTGCATTACCTGTAGCTGCGTTAGCTACTGTGAATTCATTAACAGCTGATGCAGCTGTAGTAAATGTAATTTGTTGATTAGAGTTTTCATCAAGAATACCATGAGCTGTATCTATAATAATATTTTGACTGTTTGTATCTAAGTCTGCTGAAAGTTGTGGTGAGTAGTCAGATGATAAATCTGTGAATTCTGTATCAACAACATTAGTACCATCAGAGTAAATCATTTTAGTACCTTTATCTGCTGCTACCCAAGTTACACCTGTTCCAGAAGAAGTTTTAAAAGTTACTGCGTGAGCACCACTAGTAGCATTTTCTACTACGAAAGTTTTTTCAATTGAATCAGGAATTACGACGTTAACTGCACCTGCAATTGTTCCTGTTAATTTTAATACTTGATTTTTACCATTTGATAAAGCACCGTTTGAAAAAGTTAAAGTTGCTCCAGTTGTAATAGCAACTGATTGAAATCCACCAATCGCTTGTTCTAAAATTAGTAAGTTTGTGTTTGTAATTTGTCCCCAAGTTCCTGAGTTTTCTCCAGTAGCCTGTACTGTAAGTTTTAAACTTGCTGATGTTGAATTAGCCATATTTTATTCTCCGATTTACTTATATTATTAAAATTTTTTTATAGTGTCAAACACTATATTATGCAGCATTGGTATCAACCGGTGTCCATCCTGGAGGGTCAATTGGTGCTGTGCCTGGACTTACTCCATTCCAAATCAATACATTTGTAGCCGTTCCTAAGCTATTTGTCAATCCAAATCCTGTTGGAATTACAGTCGCTGTACCTGTTACTTCAGTAACACTATTCAAAGTAGCTGTTAGTGTAAATCCTGTTACATCTACTTGAGTTAATGCTTCTAAAGTAGCATTTCCAGTAGCAAGAGTCATTGATAAATTATTAGCTACATTTGTTACAGGTGCATTTGCATCTCCAATAATATCAAAAGTATCGCCAGCCGCTAGAGCTGCTGCCATAGCATTTCCTGTTAAAGAAACATCTGGTTCTGGATCTACGCCAGAAAAGTTTTCTAACATCGACATTGCTAGGGTTTCAGTTCTTCCATTACCCCAAGCAAAATTACCCCAAGCAGATTTGTATCCCCAATAACCAACAGAGTCACTTGTAACTTCAGCAATAGTATTAGCGTCTAATACTGCTGTACCTACACTAGCTGTTAAATTAAATGAACTAGGTGTTATTGTTTCAGGGTCATATGACAATGTCATTGTCATAGCTATACCTGTAGGTTCTGCTACAAAAGAAGCAAATCCATCTGCATCATTTAAAGTAGCAGTTAAAGGTAATCCTGTAAGAGTTAAATTAGAATCTCCATTAAATGCAAGACCTGCACTTCCTTCATCGGCTGTAATTAATAAATTTGTATTGTTGACAGGAACATTTAATCCAGAAGATCCCCATAACTCAGTTCCCCAAGTATCAGATCCCCATCCTGTATTAATTTCATTGTCAATAGTTACGGAAGATAAATTTGCAGTTGCTTGAATTCCAGAAGCTTCTAAAGTACCTTGAATACCCCAACCATTGGTTCCCCAACCGTCAGCTCTACCCCAACCTGAATTGATTTCACCTTCTTGAGTACCCGTACCTAAAGTAGTTGTAGCTAATAGATTTGTGTTATTAAGAGAAGTTGTTGCATCTCCTAATTCACCCCATTTAGCGTAACCCCAGGTTACCTGGCCCCATGCACCTGTGCTCATAGGAGTTTACCTCCTATTAACCAGAGATTCTTAGAATCGCTGCAGTTGATGTTGGCGCTGGAAACTGAATTGTAAAAGTTCCTGATGTAGCTGTTTTATCACTTCCGAAATCTA